ATGAAAGATTTAATGACGATTTCCTTAACTATTCTAAAGTGAGGTTTAAGATTAAATCTAAATCAAATAACTCTAATGCAGTTGATATACGTGGGTTTAATCCTAAAGAAGAAGAGGTTATATTTAAATCAGGAACTAGCTTTAAAATAAATAACATTAAACAACATGAGTTTACTTATGAAACTAGATCAAATAAAAACAAACTCTGGAAAGGTTATGAAATTGAAATTGAAGAAGTCTAAGTCTACTAGATTTGATTTTCCAATTGGGTTAATTAAAAGATGAACAACAACTACACTAAACCATCATTAAGAGAACGTATTAAGTCACGCATTAAGAATAGTAATGTAGGTGGTACTGCATCTGGTAAATGGAGTGCTAGAAAGAGTCAGATGTTAGTTAAACAATATGAACAATCTGGAGGTAGTTATAAAGGTAAGAAAAATAAGGAGCAGAAGTCCTTAGTGAAATGGGGTTCAGAAAGGTGGGCTACTAAATCTGGCGAACCTAGTAGTAAAACTGGAGAACGTTATCTACCAAGTAAAGTAATAGATAAGTTATCTCCACAACAATATGCGGCAACTTCGCGCAGCAAAAGATCAGCTAATAAACAAGGTAAACAATACTCAAGTTACTCACCTAATTTAAATCGAGTTATGAGAAGTAGTGGTATTTATTAACTATTAACTAACTTACGAAAACACATATCTAACATAGGAATCATTTCAACTTCATAAGCTGATGTATTAGGTCTATATCTACCTTTACCTAACTTAACGTTAATTTTAGTTGGATTATTACCTGTAGTTGTTTTATAAGTATCGGCAACTAAATTAGCGAATCTGTGCATTGTGGATTTATCTGCAACAAAACCCTTACTCTTAATATAGTCACTTAAAATGACATATCCATTATGAGTTGTTAGTTCCGTAGTTACAGTTAACTCATTTAACATTACATCAAGATTAGGAAAGTTAGTTATTGTTGCATTTCTAAGTTGTTTATATTCTGTAGTTATATTAGATAATTCATCTACTTTATCGCTAAGTAACTTAAGTGAATTAAGTATGGCTTTATTATCATCATTAACAACAGCACCAGTTAAATCCTTAACCCAATTAACGAAACCATATTGAGCTAACTTACGATAAGTATTACGTGCAGTAACATTAGCAGCTTTAGATTCATACGAGTAATACTCAACAAACATAGTTACTGCAATTGAACTTACTATTTTTGCACCATTAATTCCTTCAACCCCCAGGTTAAAAGTCTTATCCCGTAAAGGTTCTAATGATTCTGGAACTGTTTTACCCCCAGCATCAGATAAGTTGTTAATAACCTCACGAATGGTACTTCTATCAACACCACATAATCGAGCCAATCCACTAATACTAACACCAGCATCCCGTCCATCTGGAGTAATGTAAAACTCAACATCATTAATAACAGAGGGTTGTACAATAATTTTATCTGACATGACTAATTCATCCTTAATTAACTACACTTGACTTAGATACAAACTAACTAACTATCTAAGTCACCTCATTATAACTGATAAATAGTTAAAATACATAACATTCTCCTTTTTTCTTACAAGTTAAACATTTCCAATTATAATTAAGTAAACTACATTAATTAATATGGCATTTAAATTACCATCATTTAATCTACTTAGAAAAGCTGCTTCTAAACGTGTTCCTGGTGTTGCAGGATCTAAAGTTGGATCACTTGGTAATAATAGAACTGGAGTTACTAAAACCTATGCAACTAGAGGTGCTGCACGTAAAGCTAATCAACTTGGACTATTAAGTAGACTTAAACCACGTCAACCTGTTAAACCACTTCAACCATCTCAACCTAAAGGACTTAGTAATCGAGCATTTGGAGCAAGTAGAACACCTAAAATTCGTGAATCATTTGGTAGTTACAACAAACGAGTTAAGTAATATGACAATAACTAAGCAACAACTTATAGATAAATACAATGAAGTTTATGCAGCAGATAATGGTGTTAATAAGACCTTCGTTGAATTAACTAAAGATGAGAAGGTAGAAGCATTACTACAATTCGTAACTGCTATTAGTGGTGGATCTGGTGGTGACGCTAGTGCCACTAATCAAACAGCCGTTCAAGCTAATCCAGGAAGTGATGCAACAAAAGCAGTAGCAGTACAAGGTGTAACAGGGGGTAAATCTATTCCAGTTACAGGTACATTTTTCCAAAATATTCAACCTGTCAGCATGACTGCTGCACCTGCGGGATTAGCTTACGCATCCTCAACCACAATTACTCGCGCTGCTAACACCACAACTTATACTGCTTCTGCACCAAACTTTGATGTTTATGGCGGTCTATTCCAACTTCAAAATATAGGCGAAGCTGGTAAAGGTATATTCCTTTCTTATTTTGAAATATCTCTCAATCTATCTTCTGTACCAGCAGGTATGACTTCTTTTGCGGTACACTTATACCCTACAGCACCTACAAATATTGCAGATAATAGTATCTGGACAATTGGTTCTGACCCTGTTCTAGACCCTGTAGGTTTCAATGTACCTATGAGTTTAGCTAAAGGAGGGGGTAAGGTTGTTGGCGTTATTAGAGACTTAAATCAATTGTTTATTTTAACCAGTTCAAGTTTGTGGGGATATCTGGTTACTAACGGTGCAATTGTCCCGGCTGCTAACTCAGAAACAGGGACTATACGCGCTAGGAGTTTTGCACCATGAGAACTTCTACTAGAATGGTGGTGTTGGGTCGTTTTAAAGGTGTTCTTGATTTAATTCTGGCTATCGCCTCTGTCGCTTATGGATTAAGACGGCTTTCCAGGTTTTGGACTGGCGCAGCTATAAGAGTAATGAGAACTAGTGATAACTCAGAATTAGATATAGGTTTTATTGGAGAGGATTTAGATGTAGTTACATTATTAGCATTTGTCGGTTCTGGCAGCGGCTTTGTTACCACTTGGTATGACCAATCAGGCAACGGGCGCAATGCCACGCAGACCACGGCAGGAAGCCAGCCGCAAATTGTGGTCAATGGGGTGGTGCAAACGCAAAACGAAAAGCCCGCAATCAGGTTGCAAACTTCACAGTTAGACATAACTGGGATTACGTCATTCACGAGCGGTTACGTTGGTGCTATCGCCTCTGTCGCGGCTGCTGATGATAACGCTCCCGTGGTTTTGTATTCAAGCGGCGCATTTCTTGGGTTTGGGAGTGGTGGTAGCCAGGTCAGATTTCGCAATCGAAATCCAGACCCAGCCTTTACGACCCCGCCCAGTCCGTACGCCGTCAGTAATCCCATCAATACCAATACGTTGATGTCTTACACGACCGATGGCGTTGCTAATATCAACAATTACCTTAACGGTGCGCTGGTATGGCAGGACACTTCGGCAGCGTCATTTAATCCTGTGATAGGCATTGGCGGAAATCATTCTGTTCAAACTATCACAAACGGCAAGGTGCAAGAGGTTGTGATTTTCAACACCACATTCTCCACTACCGATCGCCAAACGCTTGAGCGCAATCAGGGATCTTATTACAACATCACAGTAGCTTGAGGAAAATCATATTAGTGGATAATTAAAAACCATGACAAAACAACAATGGCTGCTTTCTCAAATTGAACAATTCCCTGAACTATCTCCCAGGGAATTAACTTCATACCTCAACGATAAAGTATTAGTAGATAATCCAGTGCCAATAGGACAAGTATCTGTGACAACTACCTTAGAGGAAGTATCTGCGGTGGTTGCTGACAATGAAGTATTAGCTATAGCTGAGAGTCCAGTCTATTTAAGGATATTAGATGCTATTGTCCAAAAAAGACCTGATTGGATTATTGGAAATTTAACTACTTTAAAACGTGGGGGTAAACTAACCCAAGCTCACTTTGATGCCATCATAGCGTTACTTCAAAGGACTCAACCAGACCCTAGCTATCAAGAGCAAATATTGATAAGCCCTGCCGAGTTGGCAGGATATGGGGCTATTTTAGTTGGTGATGTTGAGGAATTAATTTAATGTTATTATTAACTTAACCAATTACCGTAACAACTATGTCTATCTCATCTTCATTCAACCGTGAGAAACTAAATCCTACATTATCTAAAGCATTATCATTTACTGGTGCTATTGCTCAAGGTACAGGTGAATTTATTGTTGATATTAACTTAACTATTACTAAGGATGATACAACTACAGTAGTTAAAACCGTTCAACGTATCGTTATTCCACTTAATATTCTCAATAACACATTAACTGTTATTCCTAAACAATATGTATTTCCAGGTAGTGCCACTACTTATTCTAGTGGTGGTACAACTCCATTATTAAGTGCTGGCACTATTGGTAATATAATTGATTTAAATACATTCTTAACTCAAGCTGGTGATACACCAGAAAACTCATGAACTTAACAACTAAAGTAACTTTAATTCAACAATACATGGATCGTAATGGTAACATCTATCCAGCTAACTTACCTTATCTCTATGGTCAGTTACCAGAAGACATTAGAGATAATGGTGCTTATGTTAAATCACTTGAAACAGTTGAGATTACATTAGAACCATATCAAATGATTAACGTAGATGAAATAGATGCTGGTACTGCTAATCGTCCAGAGAGAGTTAAGAAGCAAGTAGTTAAACAACGTGACTTAATTGAGACAACTGAAATAACTAAGGTGTAATATGTTCCTAATGACAGATATCAATAGGAGTGCTGTCATTAGAACAGCTAACTTCAAACGCGGTCGAGATAAAGTTAAGCGTAAGAAAAAAAAGGGAATCAACTACAAAGAAACTAAAGATACAGTTAAAGTAGGTCAAAAGTTAGCATCAACTGGGACTAATATAAGTCGTGAACTTCGTGGTTGGCTCAAATTAGTAAATCGCACGAAAGATGACCTTCGACGACTTAATTTCCTCAGAGCAGCTAGAAAAATAGCTAAAGGTGAATAAATGACCTATACACCTATCTACTGCAATAAGGAATCAATCGGGCGCAAATTGAAGGCGCGACTTAATATCAAACCAAGTCAATATCAATCTGCACCATATAGTAGTCTACCTAGTAATGAAGTTGATGATGTTCTGGTTGATGAAGTTATCGAACAACAAGAGGAGTTCCTTAACTTAATACTCAATCAGATATATGAGTTACCGCTAATCAATAATCACTCAATACTAACTACTATTGTTGATGATCTAGTAATAGCGGAGTTACTGCGTATCCACTTCATAGGAACTGGAATGGCGCAACTAGGTGGTGATGTGGCGGGAACTAGTACAGATACTAAGTTACACGCATACAGTCTACTGGCGATGTTAACTACTGGTCATAACATATACATTCCCGGTATGCCTCTAGTAGCAACTAATGTTGGAGTTGCACAACCTCAACCAATTAGATTAACAGGTGAAGTTAATAGAAGTAGTTATGACGATACTATAACTCGACTTGAAGTGTACGTTACAACTAGACCTAAGTTAGCAGCACTTCGTGATGTTGAGTTTATTAATGAAACAGGTAAAGGAGATATATACTGGTGAAGATAAACAGTGATAAGTTAACTGAGTTAAGTAATCAATTTAAAACGATGAGAGATTACACAGTTGGAGATCGTGATATTGCGCCACTTATATTAGATGAAGTTAGTTATCCAATTAAACTTAGAGTTAATCAAGGTATTCCTAACGTAGCGAAGTTATCTAGACCTACTACTAAATACGAAGAGTTAATTAAGTCTATAGTTAAGGTGTTGCTGAAACCATGATTAATGAAGATTACTTAACTGGACATATAGCTAACTATCTTAAACGTGAACTTAATAGACGTGCTAATGACGAAGGATTAACTGTACCTATTATTAATAGCTATCGTTTATATGATGCGTTTAATGTACCTGTGCAAGACTTCCCACTAATTAAAGTATTTAGAACTAGTTCACAATACACTGTTAGTAATAAACGACTTAGCTCTATTCAAGTTCACTATTCATTAGTGTTACCTAATCTAGAGGTATTATTACCTTATTTAAATTGGGTTGATTATAATATTAATGAGGTACTTAGTTTTGCATTACATGATATAACTGTATTTATAGAACCAACTTCTAAACGTTGCGAATACAGAACATTAATGAATGAGTTAGGAACTCCTATTTATAGTTTCCTCCGTTTCTCCTTCAACGTAACAGAAGGTCAACCTACTATTTGTTAAGGCTACAATTATGACAATCGGTAAATTATACGACACTATTAAAGGCGTTGCTAATTTAAAGTTAACTCGTCTATCTGATGGTGCATTATTACATCTACCTACTCCAACTGGATTTGTAATTGATAACGGTATTGAAGAAAAGATTCAAACAACTCAAAATAACCAGGGTGAAATGACTCGTTCTGGTAGTTACATTACTGGACGTATGCCAGTTCTGCGAGTTGTCTATTCCTATATGCAACCAGAGATCCTGCAATTTAAAATTGGCAATCAATTTGATGCTAAGACTGGCACATTAGATGTAGTTAAGAGTTATCAAGTAACTCAGAATAACTATGCGGCAGTTACAACTGGTTTTCTAGGTTATGGTGTTGCACTTAACGCTCCTAGTAAAGCATCTGTTCAACGTAATAATCTCTCAGTTCAATTAACTCAAGTTAGTATTGCGAGTTTTAGTGCAACTACAGATGATACATTTGCAGTTGGAGCATCTCTCAATGTTAAGTTCTCTAATAATCTCGTTACCGCAAATGAAACAGTTAGTTTAACTACAACTGAAACATTTACTGGAACTGGTATTAGTGATAACGTAGTTGGCGCACATAAAGTTAGTGCATTACTAATTACGAAGGCTAATAAAGTAATTCACTTTAAATGTGATAACGTAACACCTAGTTACACGGGATCTACACTTGATCCGAAGGCAGATGCAATTGAAATACCATTCTTCATTAATGATGTTCCAGGTGTCTGTTTCCCTTATGAATGGAATTATGTACCTATTCAAGTTGGTTGTAACTAATTAATGTAATAATAGTAGATGAATAATCTACTATTTAAATCTATGAATAACTTTGATATAACATACAGTGACGGAACTATAGATACAGTTAAGCGTGTAACTCGCACTAAGTTAAAGGACTTAATTGTACTACAACAGAAACTCCTCTACTTTTTTCTTACTCATAATGCTAATGTCGGGGCTTGTGTTGCTGATGATGCGTGTTGGAGTGTAATTGAAACTACATCTAAATTACTAGCAGTAGTTGGAGATGGAGCAGTCAAGTTAGAGTTACTTGAGGATAATTTAGAACAGTTAAGTAATATATTCTTCACTACATCTACACCTGAAGAAATAGCTCAATACACTAATATCGGTAAGATGATTGAAGCTGAAACATGGTACAAGCCATCTCTCATCAGTCAGTTACATCAACTTAATTATCGAGGAGATAGTGGTGAAGCAATAAAAAAAATGACACAGGAACAACCAGAAGTTCCTACGCTATAGATTTAGCGGCATTAATTGAGATATATGGTGGTGTTGAGAATGCACTACTACTAGTTAACTCACTAGATGATCTGGAGATACATGATCTGATTAATCAGACAACTGAGTTACGTAAAGATCCATCAGTTCGAGATGCTGAGGAAGTAGAAAGAGATTGGAATGATTATGTTATTAATAATGATCTAGATCAGGAGATAATCGTAGACGGTAAGAAAACAAGTATAAATCAATTAATGGGGTTCTAATGGATCAATATAATCAAGACGTTAACATTAACTTCCAAGGTGAAGATAATATAAGTGGAGTTATTGATAAAGTTAATGAGAAAGTTGGTCTATTACAGAACTCCGTAATGGCGGCTAATTTCGGGTTAGGTGCATTTGGTAAACAGTTATTTACTAACTCTGATAACTTAGCTAAGTTTACTAAGGTTCTTGGTACAACTGATGTTCTATTAAATAAGACATTTGCAGTAACTGGAGTAGTTAAAGTATTCTCAATACTAGGAACTGGTATTAATGATGCGAAAGCTAACTTAGATGGATTTAATGATGGATTGAAAGCAATGCAAGCTAGTGGACTTGATATTGGCATTATTACGCAATTCACGCAATTACAAGATGCAGTATTAGGAAGTCGTAATGCTCTAGATTCATTTAGTTTAACTGCATTAACTACATTTAATAGATTCAATAAAGTTAAATCAGAAGTAGCTACATTGTTTCCTGAGAATGATCCATTTATTAAGAATCTATCTACTAGTATTCAGAAACTAGTTAATGAGGATCTTAAAAATGCAGTAACTAGTATTGACGCATTAAAAGCTAGTTATGAAGCTGCGTCGTCTGGTTTTACTGAAGCTGCTGATAACCAAGCTGTAATGACAGCAGGACTTAAATTAGCTAAAGCTGGTGGTGCTGATACTGGAGCAACTATGAAGGTACTTGCTCAAACTATTAGTGCTTATAATCTGAGTGCTGGTGATGCAACTAAAGTTAGTGCAGTTCTAAATCAAACTGTACAATTAGGTATAACTACAATACCAGAATTAAGTAATGGTTTTGCTCAAGCAGCAGTAACAGCTAACGCAGCTAAGATTAAATTGCAAGAGTTAGGTGCTGCTGTAGCAACATTAACATTAAAAGGTTTTGACACAAACAGTGCATTAACAGGTATTGAATCATTATCGCGCGTAATTATCAGCAAAACTCCTCAAGCTGCTGCTGCATTGCGAGAATTACGTGATGAAGGTGGTAAACCAATTAGATTTGACGTTAGTGAAATAAAAGCTAAAGGTCTTACTAAAGCAATACAGGATTTAAATATAGCAGCTAAGGGTAACGTTGAAGTAATTCGTGAAATAATTGCAGATTCTACTTCTTATAATACTTTCTTAGCATTAGCAGCTAATAACTCTGAGAAATTGGGTGAATTTACTCAGAAGATGTTTGATGTTAGTAAAACAGGTGAAGTTGCACGTAAAGCATTAGATAGTGTATTTGGAATTAAATTAAATAACCAAGCTGAAACATTCGATGCAATTGTAAATAGAATAACTGAACAATTCATACAATTTGGTGAACAGTTAGCTCCATTCTTTGACACTGGAGTTAAAGCATTAGAAACGTTCACTAAAACATTATCTGGAATTAGTCCAGAAATGAAGAAGACTATAGCATCAATATTGCTAGGTCAATTAGCATTTAATAAAGTAACTGATACTATTGGTATTTTAGTTGGAACTATAACTAAAGCATTCTTAGCATATCAAGGTTTGCGAGTAACCTTGATGTTCATGAATGGAACTATAGGTGAACAGTTCAACTTAATTAATGGATTAATTAAAACTAAAGCAGGATTAGTTCCCGTAATTAAACAGTTAATGGGATTTGATCAATCACATCTATTAATACAAACTAAATTAAATACAGTTACTAAAACTAGGGGTGAATTGCTTAAAGCTGTATTTACTGGAGAAGGTGATAGATTAACTAACCTTAAACAATTAGTTGGTTTAGAGAAACAATATGAACTTAATGTAGGTGAGTTAAACAAAACATTAGATGGTAGAAATAAGATACTTGATAATCAAGTAGATAAAGTTAATGGAGTTATTAAAGCAACGGCTAAAGTAAAGGATGCTGAAGCTACAGCTAACTCTATTAAACAAGAAGGTCTACAACTATTAGATGAGTTAGAGATATCTAATGCTAAACAACTTGATATTAAAACTAAATTAATTAAGGTAGAAGATGATCTTAAATTAGGTGGTTCTAATACTGTTGCATTACAGAAGGAATCAATACTACTTAATAATCAATTAACTAATTCACTTGATGAACAACAACAACTACAAGAGTTAATTAACGTAAATAACGTTAAGTATGGTGATGCAACTAAAGCATTAGTAACATCAGAACTCGCACTTGATTCAACTAGACTTGCAGCTAAGGAAAGACTTAGTGTTATAGTTACTAAACAATTAGCTATTGAACAACTGCAAGCTAACTTAACTATCTATAATGAGAAAGCAGTTAAGTTATCTACTGCTGCTGAGTTATTAAGAACTAAAGCTAAAGTTGATTCTGCCAACGCTTCTATTTTCTTACAACGTGCAGAGTTTCTACAAACTAAATCAACTGAATATGCAACGTTAGCAACTACAACTCAAACTGCTATTATCGCTGGTAATGCAGAAGTTAGAAAACTTAAAATAGCAGCATCATTAGCAGAACAAGTTGCTGATGGTAATTTAATTAAAGTACAAGTAGGTTTAGGTACTAGTTACATTGCTAATAGTTTACTAACGAGAATACTGTTCTTCGATATTACTAATTTAGCTGGAGCTACTAAAGCAGCTAGTGTTGCAGGAACTGGATTTGCAGGTGTAATTGGTGGTTTATGGACAACATCAATTGGTATAGCTAGTGCAACATTAAGATTCCTAGATGCTCAACTTACAACACTGTATCTTAAATTAGCTCCATTTACATTAGCGTTAGCTCCCATAGCAGTAGCATTAGGATTAATTGGTACTATTGGTTATGAAGCATTCTTCGGAATGACAGGTCAATTAAATAACTTAAATAAAGAATTAAAAGAATTAGATAAACAAGGACAACTTAATTTAATACGTGAATTAGATAAATTACAAATTAATAAACAACTTAATGAATCAGAACAGAAGAGATTACAACTATTGAAAGAATCAGTAAGTGTAGCTAAAGAAGCTGATGAAAGTTCTAAAGGTGTTATGGATCGTGTGGGCGATTTTAATAATACTATAGAAAAGTTTAATGCAACTAAAATTATATTTAATGGTATTATCAGTGGATTTGGTAAAGTTATTAATTTATTTAGAGCAGATGCTGTAGTAAAAGTTCTTGATGATATAGATGTTGCATCATTAAAAACTCGTGATTCTATTAATGAATTAACTAAATCAACTAAGAAACTTCAATTGGGATTTACTGGAATTGAAGAAGTAGATAAATTAATTAAGCAAGGTAAAATACTTAGCGCAACAGACATAGATAAAATTGCTAATGAAGCTAAAGTTGCAACTAAGAGAACTGAATTAGAAATATCAATTAATGAAAATAAAATTAAGGCAGTTAGTGAACAACTTAAAGATTTCGATAAGTTAAGTATTGAAGAACGTAAACAAGCTAGTGACCACGAAAAACAATTAGATACACATCGTACAATATTAGAAACTGCTAATGATAAATTGAAAGACGTACTAAGTAAGAAAAAAGAGATAGATAAGGCGCGAATAGAATATCAAACTCAACAGAACATATTACTTAAGCGCGTATTAGATAATAATCTGGAAATAGAAAAAGGTAGCACTACTATAGAAGGTGATCAAGGAGCTAACGCACTTCAAACTAGAATGAAGAAGGGACTTAGATTGGCGCAAACTGATCTAGAACAATATCGTCGTCAAGTTAAAGCAACATTAGATGGAACTGGTGAATATCTTGATGCTAATAATAAGAAGGTTAAAATTGACGTAACTGATATGACTGATTACGTTAATAAATTTGACACTAATGTTAATGGAGTTATTAGTAGTATTGATCAGTTATATCAAGTTAATGGTACTAGTGCAACTGAAGCAGCTAAAACACTTAAAGCTGTATTAGATACTAATAAACAAGAGATGAATATAACTGATTATATTAATGGAATTAACCAAGCTATAGGTTACATGAGAGATGGAAGTAAAGTAACAATAGACTTACTTAACTTAGAAGGTGAAACTCGACGGGCTATGTTAGATAGTGGAGTTACATCAACTAGAGAAACAAATGCTGCGATACGTAAGTTAAATGCAGCTAAGTTAGAAGAGGAAATTAATAATCAGAAACAACTAATTGAATTTACTAAAGCTACATCTGGTGCAGATCAGAAGAAGTTAGATGCTGCTAAGTTAAAGTTACTTGAACAACAACTAGCTGCACAACAACGTGATAATCTTAAAGCTGAATTAGATGAAAGATTTAAACAACAACAAGTAGCATTAGATAGAGAACAAGAGCTAATTAAGTTAGATAAAGCTAAACGTCTTATTAGTGAAGAAGAATATAACAATAAGATAGCTGAGGATACTAAACGTAACTTAGATTTAAAACGTAAACAACTACTACAGGAACTAGAGTTAAATAAAAATGATTTAGAGAAAACTAAGTCTATTAATAATCAATTACTAGGAATTGATGTACAACAACAAGAGTTAATAACATCTAATTTAGAACGTGCAATTAATGTACGATCTAAAAAACGTGAATTAGAGTTAACTAGAGAACAAGCTTTAGTTGTTTTGAATAGAAGTAAGTTCTTAACTACTGAAGAACAATCTATCAGAGATATAGATGTGGTAAGAAAAAAGGAGATATTAAATAAACAACTATCTCTTAATGAACAACTTAAGTTAGTTGAACATGATAAAACTAAACAGACGGAAATACAGAATCAATTACTTAATCTACAGTTAGATTATCAGAAGATAATAACTGATAATTTAGAACGTGAGTTTACTAAACGTAGTAAACTCATTGAAAATGCCGCGAATAGAACTAAGTTAGTTTACCGTGAATTAACTAACACCATTGATAATAATGTAGCATCACTTAACGAAGAGAATAAGATAATAGATAGTCGTAATAAGTTAACATCATCTACACTTGAAAATGAAAGTGCGCGATTAACTAACTCACTTAAAGTAACTAACGATATTGAGAAACGTGCTGCTATTGAAACTAAGATAGCTCAACTGCGCGAATCTAATCGTGTAGTTACAGATGCTACTGAACAACGTAGTTTAATTAATCAACAGAAGTTAATTGAATTATCATTGCAGAAACAACAAATAGAGTTAGATAGTCGGCGCAATGATGCTAATAATAACAGTAAGTTAATACAACTTGAGTTAGAGAAAGCTATTAAACAGAAGAGAAATAAAGAAGATATAGATGCAATTAAAATTAGATTAGATGCTAATAAACAAGAACAATTAGCTATCACTAAACAGAATGAGTTACTAGATGTAACTAAACGTAATCAAAGTGAGATTAATAGTAATGCAAGTAGAGAACTAGAGATTAGACAACGTATAGGTAGAGAAGGTGGATTGCTCGATCTAGAGATAACTAAACAAAATGAGAAAATAGCTAGGTATGAGAAGATTGCACAACTGGCAAATCTAGAAGCTACAATTGCAGAAACTAATGCTAATAAAATGCAATTAGCTGGTGATCTACAAATTAAAAATTACCAAATGCGATTAGACCTTCTTAATAAACAAGCTGAATTAGAACAACAGCATCAAGATAATACACAACGTATGTTTAAGATGGCTGAGGGATTAGCAGTAAGTGATTATCAGAAACGTAAGTTAGCAGAACAAGCTGCTAAACAAGAGTTACTTAACCTTAATAAGAAACATCAAATAGAACGTGATATATTAGCTATTCAAATTAAGATGAATGAACTAGCTCTAATTAAAAGTGAGTTAGATCAAAAGAGTGCCGAAAAGAAATTAGCAGCAGAACTTAAAGTACAAGAAGCTGAAACAGCTAAAGTATTAAAGAGTAGAACTGCAACTGATGAAGAGAAGAAAGGATCATTAGCAACATTAGATGCTAAGAAGTTTGCATATCAAGCTAAGTTAGAAGAACGTCCTATATTAGAACAGCAAGCAGAATTAAATAGATATACTAATACTATTCAAAAGGCTGCATTAGATAATAAACAACGTAATGAAACTCAAGATAAGACCGTTGCAGTTGCTAAATCTACATTTACTACTGCTGATGATCGTGCCATTTATCGGGCATTAATGAATAATCTAAGAGGAGATAGACGTGAGTTAGATAACACTCGTATTAATTTCAGTCAGGAGAAGTTATCCAACTTATTTTCTTACCCTAATAGTAATGTCAACTTAGAAAGACCTAACTTTGATTCAAATAGTGGTAAGTCTAAATCAAGTAATAGTAAGTTAAATAAAGATGTAGTTATTAACTTTAATCCAACTACTAATATTGAAGTTAAAGGAAGTGCTGATGTTAAGGAGTTCTCTAAACAACTTAATAGTGAAAGTGATAAGTGGATTAAGGGACTTCATGAAACACTTCGTAAAGTTAACACTGAATTAGGTAACTGATATAATGAAGGTAATTAATAAGTGATTAAAAATATGTTTATTCTAAATGATGTTAATTTAAGTAACTATGGTAGAGGTAGAGATCGTGTTAAACGTAAAAGTAGAGGTAACTTATTACGTAATGCTGCAATTGGAGTTGGTGGATTAGCAGTTGCAGGTGGATTAGGTTATATGGCATTAAAAGGTAAAGGTAAATCAGTAACTCAACCTAGTATAACTAAACCTAGTATAAGTTCTCCTGTAACTAGTAATACTGAAATAGTAAAGAAAGCTTCAAAATCAGAAGCTAATTTAAGCGATGAACAAGAAAAATGGTTAAAAAATACTTTAGCTGAAATAGAAAGAAAAAGTAATATTCAAGCTAGAAAAACCTATCTCGGTTCAGTTGAACTAGCTGAGAATACTGGTAATATTAGTGCAATAGAAAGAATATTAAAAAACGAGGGATTAGAAGTTAATAGACGTGAATTAAATAACAACATGATTAGAGGTAGAAAGAGCGATTTAGGTTGGGGTTATGATGGTGATGATACTTATAATGGTATGACGGTAGGACAAATAATGAGAGACAATGGAGGATTAAAAACAATAAAAGATAAGAAACTAAGAAAGAAAGTTGCGAAATATTTAGTTAATACTACTGTACCTAAACAGAGAGATAAATATGAGAACTTACGTAGTTTATCTAGAAAACAAAGAATACTAGATATGATTGAAGGTAAAAAACCAGGAATCGGTAGAGAAAGATATGAAGTAGCTGAACAACGTGCTTGGTATAGGAGTCATAATAGAACAAACAACTTTTAATTTGACAACGTAAGAAAAATAGGATAACTAATCATGTATCAATTTAGTATTTCAATTCCTCTAATTAAATGTTACGTTCGCAATGAATATCTATTTAACTTAGAATCTGGTTATGGTGAATTTACTCCAGTTGTTGTGTTCGGGTTAACTAGTTTAACTGGACGTGCAATTGGATTTCACATAATGACTAATGGTGGCGCACAAATAGCACGAGTTCCAATTAGTGCATTAGTTAGTAGAGTTGATGCAAATAACTTAAATCTTGATTGGTTACAATTATGGGATTGTTTCAGTTATCAAACTCAAGTTGTTTCTTACGATTATCTGAAGGAAATGAAATGTAAGGTTCTACTTAAAGATAAGAACTGGTATCAAGGTGAATATGTATTTACTATTGATTGGATAGGTGGTGATTGGGCAGAAGAAGCTAGTGATTATAAATGTGGACATCTAATTAAATTAGATAATGGATGTTATGCAATTCAACCTAATAATCGTATCTATTGGTTAGGTGATCCATCATTCATAACAGAACCATTAACTGAGTTTCCTGGTTATAAGATTAATACTCATAATTGGAAGTGCGAGAATCAAGATAAATGGGTAACTGAGAATACAGATAATTATTTTTATCATATTGACAAAGTTGAAGAATAGAGTTATAGTAACTAATGTTAGACGTAGGTACTCCTTGATATACTAGCAGAATATCCGACCCTACGTTATGATATTACTAGGAGTTAATTACTAACTCAAAGAGTTATCAAGTTATCATAACTGTTAGTCGGTGAAACATTAAGGATAACTCTCCAACCAAACCTGGGCTAATGGTAAGCCGCCTCTTTTGGGAAGAGGACATCATGAAAGTTCAATTCTTTCGGTTTGGATTGTTTGTGACATATATTGCCTCCTAACTCAAGTATTAGCGTACTTGAGTTTTTTATTATCCAGTTACATCAAGCTAATAACACTTTAATAGACCCGCAACTAAAAGTAGTTTTTATTAACTGTTGACAAACTAAATAAATATGTTATATTAGTAAGGTAGTTAACAAACGAGACATCTAATATGTCAGTTATCGAAAAAGTAAAACCGATTGTTGTTGATGGTGTTGAATTTTATGTATCTAACGATGGTAAAGAATCTGGAATGAGTATTTCAGGATTAGCTAATTTTTTATCATTAGACCGAAAAGCTATTAGTTATATGGTTGATAAGCTGTTATCTGATGATGGGAACGGAGAGCTACCAAAATGCCTGAAACCCTTTACTGGTATGGGTTTCATGGTGGGAATAGTCGGAAATAATAATGCAAAAATTATTCCTGCTAGATTATGTGAAGGATTACTTTACTATTATGCTTATGAATCAACAAATGTTTCTGATGAGGTAAGAAAAAAAGCTACTGATATACATAGACAAGCCGCACAAGTTGGTTTACATGAAACGTTTAAAAAAGTATCTGGTTATATTGAAGAGAATAATGAAACTAAGTTATTAGAACAATTTAAACAGTTATACTCAGAGCTTAAATCATTAAATGAATTTGCAAGTGAATATAAAGCAATTAAGAATACTACAACTACATTTATGCCAGGTTGTGCAGAACTATTAGATGACATAGTTACTAATGATGACAACTTATTATTACCAACTGAAACTGGAGCATTATCAATTGAAGGTTGGTTGCATAGCAAAGGTATTACATTAACTGCAACTAAGTTTAGACAACTTGCTCATATGACTTCTGCTACATTTAAATCAATGGTTAAACAAGATCCTGGTAGAACTCACTTTAAATTAGCTAATGGTAAAACTAAATATAATGTTAGTGTTTATGAACCACAGCATTTTGCTATAATTCAAATGTGTTTAGGTAAAATATTACATGATGATTAATAACGACACTTTAAATAAATAGATAAAACTAAATCCACTAGCAATCAAGTTAGTGGATTATTAGTATGTTATTTACTTCGTTATTTACTTCGTTATTTACTTCGTTTAAGTCTTACTATTAACAGTAGATAAACTAATCTAGATATACCGTTATATCTCATATTTAGTGACTCATCCTAACTAAGTTACGTAAATCAAACAGTAGGTTAACTAACTCACTTAACTTAGTTACAGAATGGGTGCGGATCTCAGGACTAATTAATAAACTAGTTACATTAGGAGTATTAGTAACTGTAGTTGCTGCAAATGTAGATAATCTTCTGTTAGCTAATGCTTCTTTAATCTTATTCATCTATTGTCACCACTACCTTTTAATGTGTTGTTTACATCACGTTTAGTTAACTTAGCTACGTTAATCTCAATTAACTCTTCTATAGTTAAGTTAAGTTGTTTTAATTCATTTATTATAAAGTCATGATAACTAAGCAGTGTAAATACACAATCAGTTGTATTATTATCACCTCTATATAGTCGCTTTAAAAATCCCGCTAACTGCAATGATAATTCACTAACTGATAATAAATTATCAAACTCAAATTTTAAAGCTGATTTTAATGGAGGAAATCCTACTTTATTTAATGCTAATACTAAATAAGCTAGTAAATCACCTAACTCTTTTTTCTTACCTTCAACAGTATCTGCTAAATTATATTCATTAAGTTCTTCTATTAATCCTGCAATATAAACAGTCAATTTGCTTCGCTCATCTGCAATTGCATATTTATCGCTAAAGTTAATTAACCAAGTTGAGTATTCATTTAGATTCATATAATTTCACTAATAAGTCCTAATTCTAAAGCTTGTTGTGCAGTTAAATATGTATCTTTCAACATCATATTGCTAGTTAACTTAGTGTCTTTATAACACTCCATACAATATGACTCTAATTTATCCCACCAATCAATTACATTCTTAGTTCCAGTTAAATCATGATTAATACTACCTCTTAATTCATGTACCATAAATGTTGTATAACTACTACACTTACTAGTAGCTGCACATAATAATAATGTACCACCACTAGCTACATAACCTTCTGCAATAATAGTTATATTAAGTGAACTACGTTTAATAACTTCATACATCTTAAGTGAACTAGTTACACATCCACCATAACAATCTAGATAAATAGTAATTGATTTATCAGCAGATGATTTTAAATTAGATTCTAATTCACGCAATAGATAAACAAACTTAGTTGATGATAAGTTATTAATGTTTCCAGTAAAATATAAATCAGTACCTTTATAGAAGCATTCAAATTCGGACATTATCTACCTCATTTATTAACTTAGTTAACTCATCTTCAGTTAGGACTACACTACTATCATCACCTACTTTAATCAACTGATATATCATAGACGTAATAAAACAGGGAGATTGGCGAAATTAGGACAATAACACCATTCAATTACAGGTGTATTAATTAAACTTGCAGGTATTTGTTGATTTATGTAAAATTCTCGATCTTTAAAGTTATAATTTCCATTATTAATTACTAATTTACCAGCACGCCATATTACCTTAATTAATAAATTTTTACTATAAGGATAACTACTATAGTTATCATCAGGTAACATCTCATCTACACTAAACCATTCTAATTCTATTACTTGTTTCTTACTCATACTTGTTACACTTGTAATTGACGGAGTTATACACTTTAATTAACATGACTTGCGAATTATCAACAACTAGTTTAATCAAGAATCTATATATAGAATGTCAAACACCTATATTAGATCAATTCAGCATAACTAATAGAGCTACATTTAGTAGTGTTAGTTATTTAGTTATTCCAGTTATATCATCTAATTATACTAGATTATTAACCGAACGATCAGAATTAGTAGATACATTAAATACCGCATTTATTAGACCTAAACCTGTGCGAGTTGGATTTACTGTACGTATAGTTAACAATGATTGGAATGTACATCGTTGTCTAGAGTTTCTAGCTATTAGTAGTGTTACTAGTAGTTACAATAACTATATTCCAGTAACTGTAATTGATTATGTGCGACCTGAAGTAACTGATGCTACTGCTACAGTTCGTAAAGGTATGCTAACTTTATCTGCTGGTAATGGTAGAACTGGTAACTATACTGAAGATTATGAGATTACATTTAATGAAATAACTAAACGAGTGATAATGTAAAGGACAAAGTCAACATTATGTTTATTCTTACTAATACAGATTTACCGGAATTAGCAACTACATACTATAACAGTTGTATTAATAGCATTCTTAAACAATCAACTAGTTTAACTAATAGTGGTTTAATATCGAAGCTATTTAGTAATGTAACTACAACTATTACAACTGTAACTGCGGGAATTAATGGAACATACGAATTAACTACTGATACATTACCTGATTTAATAACAACTACAAATGGAACATTCACATTAGCTAAGGATATTAATAACCCTGTTAATGGTGAGTTTATTTACATTAATAATAAAGTAGTTATTTATAGTGCAGTTAATTTAATTAATGTAACTGTATTTAGTTCACCAATAGTTAATTCACTTAGAATACCTACTATAAATGGATTAGCAGGATTGCCAGTTCTATCTAACATAACTATTAGTGAATCATTTCAAGATCATCCAACTGCATCTATTAGTTTAGTTACTAGCGTTAATTACATTGCTCAAGTTAGAAGTCTATTTAGAGTAAGTAGTTTATTTAATCTCAGTAAATATCAGTTTGTAGTTAATAGTTATAATGAAGAGTTATCTAGTGATGATGATATATTAAGAGTTAATATTAACCTACGTGGTAAATGGGATAACTATGTTAATTATCCAATAGCACTTAATAATACAACTGATATTAACAATAACTTTCAAGATCCAGAATGTTCAATTGATGCAACTGAAATAGCTAAAACTAAGAAGTACGTAACTATTAATGAAGTTGCTGCTAAAAGTGGAGCTAGGATAACTGGCATTGAAGGAACTGTAATTGTAGATAAATCAGATAATAATGCAACTGTAACATTAGGTAGTTTAATTAATGAATACCTTGATATTAATTCTGCATTTGTTGATTACAATAAACCTGATGTAATAGTATGTAGAAAACTTAATGCTGTTACTAGTTGGACATATAATAGTGATAAGATATTAAGTAACTTTAATACTACTATTAATCGTAATTTACCATTACCAATTAACGGTAGTTACGGATCAATCAATAACAACATCAGTTACACATCGTTAGTTCCAACAACTATAACTAATCGTGTAACATCACTAACTGCTGAAAATACATTTATCATTCCATATCCAACTATCTACAATTACACAACTCCTGATAACTTTAATGACGCTGGTAATATAGTTATTGAGGAAGCAACTAAGAATATTCAATCTAAGTTTGAAAATCGTAAACCAGTTAAACGTACTTATATTAAAGGTGATTTAGATGCAGCAACTTGTCCATCTAACATAACTAGACTTAAAACACTTGATCTTAATCATGATAAGAGTGGTGTAACTAAAACTATTATAGATATAACTGAAGAAGATAATAATCCAATAAGTGAAGTTACGCGACGTTATGGATTTGCATATACATCATGGGATATCACATTAATTAGTGGTGGAAGTATTGAATTAGATAGTGCTGCTACTAATTGGTGGACACTAATTGAAGAAACTAAAACTACATATAACTATGATAATAAAACTGGATATCTACTTGGTTATGATTTAACTGGACGTAAACTAATTCGCGCCAATATAGAAGGTGATGATAGATATACTCAAGAATATCAACTTGCAGTTAACGATGGTGAAACTCCATCTAGTGCGGATACTGCAACTTATAACACTTATCAATTTAAGTTTGTTCGTGTTACAGGAGCTAAGAGATATGAGTTAGCTCAACATAGAGATTACTATCGTCAATTTGGACAACAATCTAAGTTTATTAAACAATGCAATAAAGATGGTTCTAGTAGTTATGTAGCAGATCCAACTTATATTGAACCTATGTTTGTAATAGCTGAAGCAGAACAATATAGTTGTTTCTTAAGTGTTGATAATCCACTTAATTTAGAACGCGAATCAGGAGATCCAGTTGAACCACCATTAACTAGTGGTCAGGAGACATATAATAGAACATTCCTTAAAATACTACCATCTAAGAATAGTGCTAAACAACAGAACTTCCGTAGTGACTATCAAGGTGAAGACACTTATATCTCATATACAAGTAACTTTACATCACAAGATCCTGGATTTCGTGCAGTTACTGAAGAAACAAGTAGTTCAACTAATACAGGAATACCACCTGTACATACTCGTAAACCACCTAAATATGAATTAATTGAACCTAAGAAAGAAGAAGATAAAGTTACTAATAATTATAGATATGTTTATTGGACAACCCCTTATACTGGTGGTTATCCTAGAACTGGTAGTTATAACTTCGATAAAGCTAAGAATATAAGTGAAGTAACTGCTGCTGTTAATAATCAACTTAGAATAGATGATATTAGAAATACATTAACATCAACTATGACTATTCCATATAACGGTAGTATTACAACTGGAGATAAAGTAACTGTTATATTTAATGGACTTCAATGTTATAGAAGAGTAGTTAGTATAACTCATTCTATAATACAAGAGTTTACTAATGTTGGTATTGAAACTACAGCAGTAACTAATTTAACTATGGGTATTGATAGAGATATTAGTGTTAGTAGTAAAAAAGAAAAGATAGTTAAACCCGTTAAACCAACACCTAAAACCCCATCTGATGTTTATGCTGAAGGATTTAAATTAGGTTCATTATTACCAAATACACTAGGACGTGGATCATGAACGACTATATGAAGTTACTAGAAGATGAGTTAAGAAGACTAGTTAAGAATAAGGTTACAGTTAATGTAGTTAATAGTAATTATGTTATTGATGTTAGAGGTAAACAAATAACTGTACCTCTAACAAATACAACAACCGTAAGAAAAAATAGTATTAAGAGTAAGTAGCGTCCTCGTATTTAAACCTACTATAATAACGTTCCTCTACTATATGTTTCTCACTATTTAATACACCATGTAATTTAATATTTCCCTCTTTAATTTGTTGATCTAATGCTAATTTAAGTAAAACTAAATCTATGTTATGTTTAGTAACTAGTTCATCTAAGGTATAACCTTTAGGTAAACTAGCTTCTTTTAACTGTAATTTAAATAGATCAAGTAATACTGGTTGCACATAATCACTATGGCGTAATAAATAGGCGCGATTAATTGATTGTTCTATTTCTAATTTAAGCGTCTCTTCTTTTTTCTTACATTCATAAAGTTCATTTAATTGAGTTAAATAAACTGGTTTATTATCAACTAACATTAGTTGAAGTAGTTCATTGATTGCTTTATCTAGATTATTCATAGTGCGTTAAGTATGTCAAGGTAACTAACAAGTTTAATATCAGTAATAACATCTGGTAGATCACAGAATCTCACATTTAAATAATCTTCAACTAATCCATAATAACGTACTGTATTATAACCATTAGCTTTTAAATAAATACCAATATTGTGTAGTGTAGCTGTTCTATCAGGTGATCCTTCTAATGGTGGTAATTTACCATTTAAAACATTATTAATAACGTCTCTAACTTGTTGTTTAGTTATCATAGTTTATCTAATATGTCAAGGTAACTAAGTTGTGGTAATTCTTTAACAGCAGATAGATTTATTATTTCTACATTACAAGTTTTCTCTAACCAAGCTATTGTAGTCATATTAAATGGGTTAGCTATAGCGGACATTTGATTATAAGTACGTCCACTTAATCTAATTGATGTAGGTCTATTACCACTTTCTTTATAAAAACATCGAATTAAATTGCGGATATATGATTGAGCTTCTTGTAAGTTCATATATTATAATTACTCATATACACTATTTTCTTACTCATGACAACAACCTATAGTTCGGGTAAATTACAACTTACATTTAATTCAGGTAATGTATCTGTAGTTAATGGTTCAGGTAACTTAGGAGTTACAGGAACTTACTATATCTCTATTCAAGGTCGGAATCTAATTGGACTTAATCTGAATAGTACATTAGTTCCAGTTACTTTAACTACAACATCTACATTAACTATAACATTACCATCATTAGCTAGTGGTGAAACTTGGTCTGACATAGTTATATCAGCATCAACTACTAATAACGTATCTGCCTTAACTCAAGTAATGGTAGTTAATAGTGCTGATTTTAATTCGCCAGTTATATTAACTAGTGTTGAGTTGTTCAAGCTAACTACACTTGCTCGTACTGTAGCTAACTCTGCTGCATTACCAGCAACACCAATTCAGGGACTTATAAGATACATAACTAACCTCAACTACTACTATGAATACGATGAATACAGTACAGCAACTGTAGATAACTTAACTGTATTAACTGCAACTACTGGTAGATGGCTTAGAGTAGGTGCAATTAGTACGTATATAACTGATACTACAGCTACAGATGGATGTGATCAAGATGTTCGCACACCTAATCTAATTGTTAATGCACCATCATATACTTGTGATGGTAGTAAAGGTGATGGAGTTACCTTCTGGTTACGTAATGAATTTAGCACTATTATTTCAAGTGGAACTAGAATTAGTTGTACTGTGCGATTATTTGAGGAAGATAAATCTCAATTGTTCGATAGTCTCCTAATACTAGAACTACTTGGTTATGTTAATTTAATAACTGGAGTATTAGATGCTTCAGTTAGTAGTGGTGAAGTAACTTATCAACCTCGTAGTCAATGGTTAACATTACCAGAGGATCTCGACATTGGTTATGCTGCTGTAGTTAGAGTTAGTCCTAAATTCACCATTACTGATTTAGATAACAATGTTCCATATCTAGCTAACTTAACTACATACGTTACATTTGCTCCAACTAGCGGTATCTATACTCCTGGTGTATTCGGCAACTTAATTTACAACGAATATGATAAGTGGCGCATTTATTCTGATGTTGGACTTAGTGTAATTAAGAGTAAGGGTAGTGGAATAGTTAATAATTATGAACTTAATGATATATCCGCCGAAACTATAACAGGGTTAAGTTCTAATACCGCCAACCAGTATATTTTTCTTACTAGTAATGGTACTTCGTTCGCATCAACTACTAGTTCATTCGTTAGTGCAGTTAAGCGATGTGTAGTTAGTACAGTTAATGGTATAGGAACTCCAGTTAGTTATGGTAGCTTCGCGTTAAATAACACTAAGAAGTTATCTGTAACTGTTAATTATCCAACTAGTGTTAGAAGTAATTATCCTGATGCTCTTATTGCAGGTTCTAGTAAAGGTAAGTTTAATGCAACTAATGTTGTTATCTATATTAAGAATAGTAGTAATGCCGTATTCGTAACTGAAGTTAACATAACTCCATCTGCTAGTAATGATGTTTATGTACTTAATTATAGTGACTTTACTAGTTCTACATTAGCAACACCATCTAGTAATTATGGTTTATATACACCATTAAGTGTAACTACTTCAACTCCATCTAACAGTAGTACATTTCCTACTGGTAGTTATGAAGTGTTTGTTGCATTTAAATACACTGGAGTTGTTACAGTTATTGATCATAGTGTTAGTGAGTTATATGAGATAACAAGTAACCTGAGTGAGTTATTCTCAACTAGTGCAACAGTATGGTATAGCGATAATGGTGTTCCTAGTAGTTTAATTGGTGAAGATGGTTCATATTATCTTAATTATGATAATGCTAATATTTATAAGAAGGTTAATGATACTTGGAGTTTAGATGGAAATATTAGTGTTATTTCACCTTCATTTACTACTATTGCAGTTAGTGGACAAAGTAATGTAGTTGCAGATCAAACTAATGATAGTTTAACTCTAGTTGCAGGAACTGGTATTACATTAACTACTAATGCCACAACCGATGCTATTACTATTACTGGAACTAGCGTCACTAATACATTTAGTACAATAACTGTAGCTGGACAATCTGATATAGTTGCTGATAATGGAACTGATACATTAACTATTGCTGCTGGTAGTGGTATTACCTTAACTACAAATTCTGCAACTGATACATTAACTATCGCAGGAACTGCTGTTAGTAATACATTTAGTACAATTGCAGTTAGTGGTCAATCTGATGTAGTAGCTGATAGTGCTAGTGATACTATTACGTTAGTTGCTGGAACTGGAATGACTATTACAACTAACACCACTACAGATACTATTACTTTTGAAAGTAGTGGTGTTAATGTTGATGTTACGCGAACTTCTACAATGTCTAATAGTATTGGAACTGGTAGTAAGACGTTTACTTATACTGCTAGTTCTAACTTAGGATGGTTAGTTAGTACGAGATTGCGTGCTGCGTATGATGTTTCTAACTATATGGAAGGTGTAGTTACTGCTGTTAGTAGTACCTCAGTTACTATTACATCAGATAATGCAGTTGGTAGTGGAACTTATACTAGTTGGAACATAACAATAGCTGGAGATAAAGGTTCTACTGGAAGTGCTGGTAGTTTAAATGCCGCATCTGGATTTATATTAACTCCTGTTGGAAGTCCCATTACTACATCAACTAACGAAGTTGGTTTCTATGTCGATAGCACTGATAACTTATTTAAAACTAGAGACGTTAATAATGGTACAGTTAGAACATTAGCATCATTAAATAGAGTTCAAGCATTTACTCAAACACAATATGCTACACCTGTTATTAATAATTCTGCTACTGGGACAGTAACTTTAGACGGTAGTGCTAGTAATGTTTTCATACTAACTCTAACTGGAAACCTGACTCTGACCATGAACAACATTCAAGTTGGAGCAACTTATATCATCTACTTAATTCAAGATGAAACTGGTAGTAGAACTATTACACTTGATGCTATATTTAAACGATTAACTGGTGATACAACTACAGTTAATACAACAGCTAATAAAGTTAATATGTTAACTGGAGTAGCTAGATCATCTAGTGCAATTACATTAGCTCCTATATCAGTTGAGGTTTAATCATGTTTACTTTTCCAGTTGGTTTTTTTAATCCTATTGTTAGTGGTGGTGTAGATCCTTTTGCCGCAAACGTAGCTCTATTTCTTAAAGGCAATGGCACTAATAATACGAATATTGTTGATAATTCTAGTTTTAATCATTCAATCATGAACCAAAACGGAGTAATCAACACAATTAACCCTAAAAAGTATGGTCTTGGTAGTTTGTTTTTTTCGGGTGCTAACCACCTTATTCTAGGTTCTGATTTTGTGTCTAATTTTGAACCCTTTGCAGGGAGCAAAAAAACTATAGATTCTTTGATCAAAATAACAGAACCAGCGACATATTGGGTATCAGGCATAATCGGGAATTATAGAGCTGTAGCGGCTAATGGTCGCTGGCGAATGGGTTATACTACTTCATCTTCATTAATAAATCCAAATCCCACGATATCCCTACACTTCACTTGGACTACAAGCCAAGGTACTGAGACTGAAGTAGTTTTTACTCAACCTTATGTAAATGATTTCAATCATTTAGCCGCTTGCATAGATTCTACAATACCTCAAGCAACTATTATCTATCTTTGCATTAATGGAGTAGTTCAAGCTTTTAACAATAATAACTTTGCAAGTCAAACAACTTTATACAATGCCCATGCCCATACTATTGGCGGAGGCATGGATTACACAACTGCCATAAAAGCTCATGTAAATGTTTTGAGGCTTACAAAAAACGTCAGGTACACAGCCAACTTTAATGTTGAAACTGACACTTACTTGAATGTTTAGTTATGAAATTTGCTCAACAACTACTATCTAACTTATTATGAACGAACGTAAATTAATAGATGAAATTAAACGCTTAGTTAACAATGATGTAATTATTGGTTACTATAATGGAACTACATTTACTGACGATAATGGTAAAACATACGCTTCCAGCTATTTAGTAACTAATAATTCTCCTATTGGTAGAGGATTCATAGTTCCATATGAAGGTAAATGGTTAGTTGTAGTAGCTAATAATAATCAAGAGGTAAGAAAAAATATAATAACTAGTAGAAAGAAGATAAGTATTGAAGATAAATCTAAACCTTTAATTGATTATTTATTAACTAAAGAAATAAGTTCAACAACTAAGATTAGATTTATATGTGATACATCAGGTTCTCTTGATTATTTTCTTGAGGACTACGACATAATTTTTGCAAATATTAAAGAAACCTTAACAGTAATTTATGAAGATACTATAGATACTTATGTGACTAATATCTATTTAGATAATGAACGTTGGTTAAATTGGATGATCCCAACTAGTGATAATGAAATTGTTATTGCATTTATTAATGAATCTCATTCAGTATACCATTTACCTTCATATTTAGAGACAGCTGAATTTAACGCTGATAGACGTAATTTTGAAACAGCATATAATAATAGATATCTAGACCGAAAATTTAAAGGTTTTGTCTATGCTATTGAACCGTTAGCTAACTTTGATAACCATATAACTTTTGTTTTTGAGAAATACAATCTTGCTAATTATAATCTAAGTTATAAATTTGTTGATAGCGGTATCAGTGCTGGTGCAGTAGAACAAGATTTTCTTGAGTTTATCATACCAGTAAATAACACATTTTATACAATTAGAGATAACAAATGGAAAAAGTATGAATTACCAGAAACAGTAGTATTAAAAGACTTAAATTATTATATTGATAGTAACTATGTTGTTATAAAAGGTGATCAAAAGGATAAGAGATTTAATCAATTAACCGTTTTAAAAGATGACGTATTTACAACCTATACATATCCAGAAGAACTTCCTGTATTAAAAACATGGCGCAAAGATGTTTATAATACTTATGATGTTATTGATAACATTTATAATAATAAGCTAGTTACAGTGCATCAAAATAAATTATACAAGATAATAAATTTACCTGACATTAAAGAACAATTAAGTTTAGGACAATCTATTAATATGGTAAATATTAATAAATGTAGTTTTACTGAGGATGAAATTATTAGTTGTAGGAGAGAATTTAATAAATTGAAAAGTCCTAAATTAGATACTGATATTATCTCTCCTGAAGAAGTAAAAAAACAAACTATTTTTAGCACTTATATTAAATTTCAATGAATAACCATTATCTGTCATCTCAAATAACTGGATTAACTACTAACATTGTTCAAGAGTTAGTAAGTCCACATAAACACACAATCCGCGATTATGAATCCATACTTCGTAATCCCTGGGCTAAGGAATGCTGTAATATTAAATCACTTAGAGCAACTGTAACTATAGGTGATTATCAGAATAAGAATAAAGAACATCAGGACTTCATACTTGATGCTATAGCTAATATGGATGGCACATTATCTGACATAGTAGGACGATTATGTAGTGCTATGCCATTTGGACATAGCAGTGCTGAAATAGCATTTAAACCAATACGTTCATTTGGTAAGACTCGCTACACACTGAAGGGAATTAATCTACTCGATCCTAAGAGAGTGCGTTATGCTGGTGCTGCTGGTAAATTAACTCATATTCGATATAACGATGGGATTCGTGCATTATGGATTCCTTATAACAAGTGTCTTCATATTACTAACGGATTAGTTACTAACTATAACGAACGTACTGCTTATGGTGATCCAGAGTGCGAAACAGCCTATCCATACGTCAAACTATACGAGATTATATTCAGTGAAATGGCGGTTAGTGCTAAGACACTTGCGGTAGGTATATTACTAGGTCGTGCTGATACTGAGAATACTGTTTACTTACAAAATAAAGATGGTAGTCAATACATAGACGTTAGAACTGGTAAACCTGTAGCTATTAGTGCTGTAGCTAACCTAGCTGAACAGTTTCAGAACCTTGAAACTCACAGTCATATAGTTACCGATAAACGTAATGAAGTTAGTGCCTTACAGATACCAGCAGGTGAACAGTTCTGGAATCTCGCAGAATCTATGTTGCGTAAGAATATATTTGCTGCATTTGGTGTACCTAGTATGGTGCTTGACGAAGGTAGTGGCGGTATTGCAACTGCTACACTCAGTGTTAAACATTTGTCAATTCTAGATAGTACAGTTGAAGCAACAGTTAAGAAGATTAGAGATCAACTGATTGAGAAAGTTATACGTCCACTTATTATATGGAACTATGGTGTTCAAGATGATTATGGTAGCTTCGCAGTTACTAATGTTAATGATCCGACTCAGGAGAGCGCACAGATACAAAACTTCATAACTGCATTTACTACACAAGTAATACCCATGACTGATCTAGAAGCAATGAATAAGTTTCGTGAGTTGATGAAATTATCACCAACTACAGAAGTTAGTCAGCCGGAGACTCAAAGCTATTAACTAAACTTTGCTTCTTACTTAATTTATTATTTAATCGCTCATGTAGATCATTTATAGAATCTTTATAAAATTTAAGTTCGTCCTTAAGTGAATCTACTGTATCCTGGGTATCCTGAATATTATACATACTTATAACCTTGTTTAATTGCATATTGAGCAGTTGCATAACCATCTAATTCCTTCTATCATGAGTTCCATCTCCTATCAATATAACTCCTTATTCTTTCAAAACTCTGACCAACGTAGAATCTAAGTGCTTCACGTAATTGATCAGGAGTTATATTAGGTATTGTTGATATAACCACATTTATAAAATACCAAGAGCTACTAGTTCATTGTATAACACTTCTATATTACATTGATAATAAGTATAGTGAGAACCACTTCCACCATAATAGTCATCTTCATGAATTTCACCCATTGAGCAGCTAATCGCATATAACTTCTTATAGGTAAGAAAACTAATGGTCGGATCTATGCTAGTAATGAGATTATCAAATTGCTCAAAATTAGCTAATGGTTCATCGCCATCGTAGTATGTAATTTCATCATTCCAACAGTTACCCCTACTACCACCAGTAGACCAACTATCTGATTTGAGATATGGTTGATTGATAGTACAACCTAAATTATATTTATCAGAGAATACTAACCAATCTGGTTTAACTGCAACTTTATGTAACTTCATAGTAGTATTCTCAAATAACAATTTAAGTTCATCTAAGTTAGGTACATCTAGAGTTAATGTCTTAATGCTAAACGCACTAGAGATATCACGTCTATTAACATCATTAATTAAACACTGATTACGATTCTCTTCCCAGTAATGTATCTCTATCTCAGTTAACTCTTTATTCTTAACTAGTGCATTAATAACTAGAGTTAATTGTTCATTAGTGTGAATTAAACCATCAATGATAAATGTATTAGTTATATAACGAATATAGTTATCTAACCTAGTTAACTTATTAACTGCATTCTTCTTATAACGTTTAAGTAGATCATCAAAATCAATATGTCTAATAAGTTTATTATTAGATGATTCTAGTTCCTTCGCAAATGTAGTTTTCCCACTACTCGGCAATCCCATCAATATTAATACTTTCATCTTTAATGTATGTAATTACAATAGCTGTTGCATCTGCACTATGAGAACTCGTAAACTTAGTAGTAGTTCCTAGATACTCATTAACTGAGTTACTAATCATAGCTTTATCAGCTTTACCAGTTCCAGTTACTACTAACTTAATATGTTTAGGAGTGTAACTATAAATAGACATGGATTTTAGTCTACTTAATACTTCAAATATACCAATGGCGCGATTTAGGCGTTCTCCATTGTTACCGCGACCTAGAAATACTGGTGCTTCGTATATCAGAGTATCTGGTGAATGCTCCGTCAATAACTTCTGATATTGGTGATAAATATGAACTAACTTATCGGAATCATCAGGTTGAGTTGCTGTTATTTCTCCAGTAGAGATAATCTTATTAACATCGGTATCGAATACACAATAACCGATGTTAACAATGCCGGGATCTATGCCAATTAATATCATGATTATAGTTAACTTAACTACATCAATAATAACTCTATATTAACTGGAGTGTAGTTAACGCATTCTACAGATACACATTTAAACAACTTAGAGTCGTGTGTAGTTATTGAGTTATGAAGATGTCCATGTACATTGATGAAGTTAACTCTACTTACTGGTTTGTGAGTTAGAAGTACATTAGTTAAGTTAACCTCTAGTTCTAACTCATTATAGACATCGAGGAAACCAACATTCTTAAACCATGTATTAGTGTGACCTTTATCATGATTGCCACGAATTAGATACTTACTGCCATTTAGTTGATCCATTATTAACTTAGTGTCGCGGAATCCAGCAAACGTAACATCACCTAAGTTATATACTATGTCATCATCATTAACTACACTATTCCAATTGCTGATAATTACATCGTGCATATCACCAGTAGTTAGAAATGGTCTATTGCAATACTCAATTACCTTATGATGAAATAGATGTAAATCACTAATTACGTAAATCATAATCTGCAAACGTTATGTTATCTAATTTAACTTGATTAATTAATGTCCAGTTACTCCAATCCAAATTAAGATATCTATCACCATTAACTACATTATAAGTATGAGTAATAAATAACTTAGTTACATGAGGTAACAGCGTAGCATAGATACTAGATCCACCTATTATCCAGATAGGTTTGTTATATGATCTAGCTACACTGATTGCAGTATTAATATCACTGATGAAGAATGTCTCAGATTCGTTAGTAGTCAATCCCTTGTCGCGCGTAATGATGATATTAACGCGGTTAGGAAGCTTCCTAGAGCGTAGATCACCTCTGAAGGTATTAGCTCCCATTATGACTACTCCACCTGTTGTGAGTGCCTTAAAACGCTGCATATCGGCACAGTCATAATTAACTAATTTGCCGCCATTACCAATGCAGTTATTGAGAGATATATTAGCTATTAGATTCATAATCAATTCCTTTGTCTAGTTATCCACTGTAATATTGTATTAATTTTAGTATCAGGTTCTACAGCTTTAATTAAATCAGCAATATCTTTATTTGATAAACTTACATTTTCATCATAAATCTGTTTTCTTACCTCTGATTTATTTTTATATTCATTAGGATCTACTTGCCATTCAATACTTCCATTTTCTAATTTAAAGATGTAATTTGTTTCATCTATTTGTTCAATGTTATTTTTAATTTGATATAAGCGTTTAATTTTCTTATTAGGAGATGGTTGATCTAATGCCCAAATAATTTCAGGATATTGAACTATACCACTAAAACCGCGTACCGATCTAGTAGTGTATTTATTATCCTTAATTTCACTCTTGTTAACTAATTGAGTAAATACAACTGCAATATTATATTTAAGAGCGATAGTAGCAAACCATTGTAGACAAGGTAGAACTTGACACGTATTTTCATCAACAATATTAAATCCAGATAACGAATCAACTATTAATAGTTCAATGTTTTCTGATTCAATAATCTTTTCAATTAATTCAATATCATCACTAACGTTATATGTAACTATCTCTAGTGGATTTTTAGGTGTAATGTAGTTGTTTCTACTACCACCTAATAAATCAATACGTTTAACGAATGATTTAATACGACCTTCTGTATCAATAATTAATACTCTACCTGTATCTTTAATTTCATAATCTTCTCTAGGTAAAAATGGTATATTACTAGTTATTGATAAACTAGCACCAACTAGACACCAACTTTTACCAATACCACCTTCAGCAACTACAGCACTAACACGACCTTTAGGAAATAAACCTCCTATATATTCAACTTCTACATTTTCAACTTCAAGATTCATAACAGTGTGTCCTAAACTTGGAATATATAGACTTTCAACAAATACATCATTCATCTTATTAAGGGTTTATATGTTGTATATGATTAATTATAAACTACAACATTGTCAGGGGTGGATAGGAAATGTTGTAAATAAAATAATTAAGTATTATTTAAGATTCATAATCCATAACAATACAGGTAAGTAAGAAAAAAGGTAGGGCGATTTCAACACTTGTATAATCTGATGCTAAGTATCTATCCGCCACTCCAAACATGAATCCGCCAGTTAGTAATGTGAAACTAATCCATCTCAGTTGTTTCATCTGATTAATGTATCCAATCTAATAATTCATTACAAGTAATAACACCGTTACATTGATAAACGTAGTTAAGTTATCTAAAGTACCACTTAACTTACATCAAGTTATCTATCATAGTGCATTTAATATTGATTCATATGTAACAGGTGTATCATCATCATCATCTAATTCATTATCACCATCAAAGTCATCTAATATTTTTTCTAATTCAGCATACATATTATGATATTGATCGTAATCTTTATTATGTTTAGCTGCTTTTAGTAAATCATAGAAACTAGTGTATTTAGAATTAATAACATAGTCTACATAATCATAAGCCTCACTATCATCATTTAACCATTCTCGTAATTCATCATAACTATAATTATAACTATCGTAAGTACCGACATTAGCAATAATATCAAGCATTCTATCATCTGAATCATAGAATGATATATTACTAACTAATTGATAATATAACTCTTGTGCTTTATCAGTAGATCTACTAGATAAATATGCTGCAAATTCATAAATGTCCATGTTATTACCTCTAATTAAAATAACCCTAGTTAATGTTAACTAAGGTTATATGATGTCTATTTAAGTGATGTTATTTAAGTCGTTCTGCTACGCGAAGTTGATTAATATCCTCCTACCACTGTAA